TACGGTATGCGTGTGGATTACAGGAAGAAAGGATTCGTGCTGTTTAACCGTAACCTCAATGTGTTGGGAAATGCGGAACAGACCCGTCTGGAAGAACTGCCTCTGGAGCGGTTCAATGTGGAGGAGATTCCGTTGGAGGGTGAAGTCGTGGAGGAACACGCAGGATTTACCGATGTATTCTTCTATACCGATCTGACCAATCCCTATGCCGGATATGTGCTGAATTTGCAAAAGCTTAAAGCCTATAACCGGTTGATGTTTCCGCTGGCAATGGCGCTGAACCGTGAATTGTGAGGCCGGAAGCCGGTAGCGGTAACAGCTGCATGGAGCAGACCTTTACCGCCCCGGATTTAATTATTTGCCCTCTTTTTCTGTAATGAACGCCAGATAGGCGGACACGGCCTTATGGCATCCGGTAAAGTCCGGAGTCCGGCAGCCCTTGATTTTCCGGAAACTGACGGTGCCGTTCCTGTCAATGCCCCTCACATGCCTGTTGAATGTCCCTTTGGTTCTGATATGGATGTCAAAACCGTCCCTTCCGGTGATTTCAAGGAACATTTCTCCCGTAATCCGTTCCCCGTCCAGGAATTTCCGTTTCTGTTCATTGAGTAGCCACTGATGTTGCTCTTCCTGCACTCTGCGCTCTTCCGCCTCTTTCTCCTTCTGCTCCCTGCGTTTCTGCTCCTGTATTCTTTTATACTCCTCACGGGCTTGCACCAGGGAAGTGGTGTCAAGTCCGAGAGCCTCGAACACGCGGACGGAGATCAAATTGACGAAGGCTCCTCTTTCCGCACTTTGAAGCGTATCCGCAATCCAGTTCCTGCAATAGGTGGCGGCTTCCTCTCTGCAACCTTCTCCCTTGAGAAACCGGCGTGAATACTGCCCGCTGGAAAAATAAACGTTTTCAATCCGGCAGACCACATGGAAACAGTCATCGTCTTCATTCCCGTCTTCGTTCTTTCTTGACAGGGAGAGATATACATTCTTCGCATACGGCTCCAGTTCCATATAAGAAGCCACGACGGTATTCCCGTCAGACTTGTACTTGAACACTTTTGCTTTCATTGTTACATTTTTTTTGATTGTCCGTTCATATAATCCGTAATTCTCATTTCCAGTTCATCGTATATCCGGTTGAACAGTTCCTGGTACTCTTCCAGAAAAGCCCCGTCCGTATCGCACATGTCTTCGAGTGTCTTTCCATTTGCACGGCACAGCTCCGTATCGGCCAGCTCACAGACAATCTCGCTGAGCATCGAGCGGTCCTTGTCTTCGGGAAGCAGCCCTCCTTTTTTCAGGAGGCAGTAGTTACGGATATTGATTCGCAAATACAGGTCCGCCTCTTTCCACCGTCCATCGGGAAAAAGAGAGAATGCCTGTTTCAGTCCGTCGGGCTGTCCGCCCCACCATTCGTTCAAATTGTTCGGTTCCATATTGATAAGTTTAATTGATTACTGTCTGTTTGGTTTGCCATTGCCGATGGGCGGTGATGTATTCCTGGCGTTCCTTCTCCAGTAACGCTTCTGCTTCGGGAGTGTAGCCGATAAAACGAATGTAACCGCCGTTATATCCGGTAAGCTTGCACCGAATACCGGCTTTCTCCAATTTGTCGATCCGTTTCTGAGCCAGTTTCGCGCTTGAATAATCCTTCGGCCAGAAATAATGCTCTCCGTGTGAGCCGTAATGGTCTTCTCCGAGTATCATTTCGCCGGAATGCCTCCTGTGTTCGATGAAATCAAAGCGGGCTGTGCCCAACGCCTGCCTGATGGCCTTATGTGCCGGACCTTCGGGATGCTTGAACACTTCCGGCTTGTCCTTCCCCTTGCAGTCAAGTTTCGGCAGTTCCACCTTGTAAGGCTTCCGGTAACTCCCTATAGCCAATGTCAGGTAGAAATTGGTATGGAAATAATCCGTCATCGCATCGCTGTCATCGAAGTTGTATGACATGACAAAGTCACAGACATTCAGCATCACCTCCTTGGCACGGTCTGTAAGATCGGGGTTCCGCTCTATGTTGTAGTGGTTGATATGATCCTGTACTTTGCCGGATTCCCTGGTGAACGCCTCAAAGTCCGCACTCATCAGTTTGATGTAAATGGAATTGTAGTTCTCCCGTCTGACGGAGAACTTATATCTCGGATAGGTTTCCTTTAGCCAGATTCTCACAAGTTCTACGATTTCAGGGGCATGTTGCCCTTTGTAGTTGCGACCTTTCCAACGGTATTCATTATACACGTACTCGGTATATTCCTTTGCCGTGGCACCCGGATAGTCATGTTCATACCCGGTTGATGCGGCAGAGACATCCGGTTTGTCTTTCCAGACTTCAAAGAGCCTTTCAAACTCGGTGTTCACCTGTTGCATGATGGCAGTGTCACCACCCTTGTCCGGGTGGTGCTGCAATGCCAGACGGCGGTATTCCTTCTTCAGGTCCGCCAATGAATGTATGTTATGAAAATAAGCCATAGCTATAGGTATTTATGCCCCTGCGAGGCGGTTGATAAAATATTCCTGGTTGTCAAGGTCAAGTCCGAGGTTGCTGCACGCCATTTCGATGTCATCTTCCCTCAGGTCGTCCGCCTCCTGCAACTCGCGCAGGTACCGGATTTCAGAATCCAAGTATTCCTGCGCTTCCATATGGCTGCAACTGCATGAGTTGCTAATCTGTTCAATGATGTTAATCTGCATATTATTCGTTTTTAGAATTATACCTGTTGTAAATTTCCCGTTTATGTTCGTAGTCCCGGCTGTTCCACCATTGGTCTGCCGCATCAATGAATGTCTGCGTGTTTTCGGAAGGCGGAGAGTCACAGACTTTCAACCCTGTGATTTGTTCCTTTGTTTCAAAACCGCACGACTCCCACCAGCCCTGCATCTTTTGTGTGAACTCCGCCTTAGTACAGAAAAAGACCTGAACGCCACATTCTTCGCACCATTTCCCATCGCACCACAGCCCGTTATTGTCATCATGCACATAGCTGATACGTTCATCCGTATTGGCGTTTATCCATGCTTGGATTTCCAACTGCCGTGAACCGCATTCTTTACAGACAAGGATGTCGGAATCGTCCGGCTCTTTTCTGAAAGCCCTGCCGTCATAGAGTGTAACGGCACGTTCCACGAGTAGTTTCTGGTTGTTTTCCGATAACTCGGCAAAGAACCGTTCCGCCGCGCCGAATATGGACTTGTCCGCCAATGCGGACCATTTATCCCAGAAGTGCCGGTACATATCTCCAAATACGACCTTGCATTCTTCCTTGCTCCAGGCGTTCCACATATAGTAGAAGAAGCTGGAGACAGCATTTTCCGCTTGATATTTCATTGTTCTTCAGCTTGTGGTTCTACTTTTTTGCTCTCTTCCAGTTGCTGCCATACAGCCTCATACATTCCGGAAAGCCAGTCGATGTTGCTGGCTCCGAGTTCGAACGGGCTGTAACATTCCACTTCATCACCGCTTTCTTTCTCTTCGGCAAGGACGGTCAGGCTGCTGTCCGTTACCCGGAGTCCTGTCACCCTGCATTCGTAGGGGTCTCCGTTCTTGCCAAACCATATCACCCAGACCGGGTCATAATCCTCTTCCGGAAACCGTATCGCGTTCATGGCATGGTCATGGAGCAACTGCCGTATCGCTTCGATGATGTCTTTTCGCAGTTCTTCGATCCTGTCTCCGAACACCGACATGGGGGATTTCCCGCCTCGCTGCCTTACGGAGAGAACCTGCAAGTCCGGATGACAACCGAACTTCCAGTCCGTCACTTCATCGTCATCCCGCGTTGTGTGGATGTTGCCGCCCAATACCAGACCGCAGTCTTCCGCCACCATGCTTTCCGCTTCTTCACGGTCTTCCGCCACCACTGTGTAAGTACCCTCGAAGATGTACCTTACTTTTACATCATATTTTCCCATAATCTTCTATGATTTGATTGTTGATCAGTTGATTTTATCAGGATACAATGCGAACCGCATCCCCGAAAAAGGAGTCGTCCACCCCATATACATGCCGGACCGAACAGTCATATTTGGAACGTTCGTCATCCAGCCGGAAGCGGAAACCATGATAGTCCTTGACTTCCAATTTCAGCTTTACGTCCCGTTTCAGTTCCATTTCAAGCAGGCTTCCACCACCATACGTCGAACTGAAAAGTCCGCAACAGTTGCCTTTGGGGATAATGACCTCTTTCAATGAAAAGTCGGCTTCATACAGCTCTTTCAGGCTTACCCTGCCGATGTAAGTCAGCAGGTTCGCCCCGCAGCAGGAATTGATAAGTTCCTCGTAGAATTGTTCGTAGGAAACCTGCTCCTTGCCGTTCCGGTTCTTACGGTTCGGGAAACGCCCGTAAGCCCTGTAGCCGTGTTCTGTCAGAATTTTCTTTACCCTCGCCGGATTGAGGTTAAGGCTGTCCACCATGTCCCCGAAGTAGGATTCCTCGTACCTGTAACCGCCTTGCGATTCAAACCGGTTGGAATTGATGCAGTCATAGTTGGAAAGCATTTCCACACGGATGGGGATGTCATCCGTATGCCTTACCAATTCCTTCACCACGTCCGAATCGTTGCGGCTGTAAATCTCGTCACGGATTTCATCTTCGTATTCATCGAAGAAGTCATCGACCGCTTCCCCGTCAAAGTCATGGAATACGGCACATTCCTCTTTCAGTTTCGCAATAATCTCACGGACAGCTTCCCATTCGGCATCGCTGTACCACTCGTCTGCCTTTTCCCACAAATGTTCGCGGCTCTTGCTGTCAAGGCATTTTTGAATCAGTCCGCAATGATTGTCAAGGTTGTCATTGTAGTCCGTCCATATTAGTGTATAGGCCGGTTCCATCAGGGATTTGATGAAATCCAATGTCAATGTTTTCTGTTCATCCATTTCTGTTACCTGTGTACGGCAGGATTCCTTTTCCCGTACATACCGTTATAAATGACGGAAGCGGCCTTCAAGCCGCCTCCGTGTTGTTTCCTAACCATACAGTTCCTTCACGATCTTGTCATATATTTCCTTTGCCATTTCCGTATTCCGGTTGAAGTGGAAATAAGCCGTGTATCTGTATCCTGTTCTTGGCACTCCTCCGCACTGCTGTATTGCCCTGTCTATCTCCCAGTCGATATCACCTATGCCAAGAGATATGCTTGTGCCATGCAGCATACACCGTGCGAGTTTCAATGCGGAATCTGTCTTGTCTTCCTTGCGCAACCGGTCGAAAGCCATCAGCGCGATTTGTCTGTTTGAAATCTTTATCTCTTCCATATATTTTGCATCTGTTTGGGTCAGACAATCCCGGTAAGTTGCCTGAATCGCGCAACTATTTCATTGCATTTGCTTTGGGCAAGTTCCTCATATTTTTTGCAAATGGCACAGTATGCCTTCCAAGGTTGGCCTCTAAGCTCGTGCTCGTATGAGGACCTGACCAATTCCGGATATTCTTCAAAAAGTGTCTTGAATGCTTTACGCCATTTGCGCCCTTGCCACAATCCGTTTGCTATCAATGTTATGAATTCAAACATCTGTTCGTCTGTTTTCACATCCAATGCATAAAAATGGTCTGTTGTCGGCCACACGTTGTTGGAATGCTGCCAAGTTTCTATCTGCTTGGTTTTGGCATTGTATGCCATTCTTGTAATTACCTGGTGACTCATATTGATATGTTTTTAGTTCATTACCGTATTGTCTCTTTTCCTGTCACGGCTTGCCAGCATCCCGAAATGGATGCTGAATATGCGCCGGCTGAAGCAGAGCGGCGAGTTGTATTCCACCCGTTGCCACAGGGTAAAGTGGTTGTCGGAGAATGACCATCTGAAATATCCTGACAACGAGCCGAATAGCGGATTGGCATTCCTGTTTATCAGGAACCTGTTCACATCCACGATGTGCCCTGCCGTCAGGAGAATGTTCAGTATCTCCACAAACGCCATTTGCGAATAGGGGTCAACTGGCATTACCGGTCCTTTGAAGTTGATTTCCATCTTGTATATGTTTATATGCTTTAATCGTAATTGTCATCGAATACCTCGAAACGGGGAATACCCGTGTCGAAATAGTTGCTTGATATGCCCGGACAGTACAGCAGGCTGTCATCCCCGCTGTCCGGGCAAGGCTCATCGTCGATATAGGCCGCATTTCCATAAAGTTCGATATAGTGCGCCACCAGCAGGTGCGGGTCTTCCGTACTGATGTCATGCCCGTAACGGTCACACCAGTCGAAGAAGCAATCCTTGTCGGGTTCCTCCAGCTGTTCCATCGCCTCCCTTATCTCGAAGAAGTTGGGACACAGCCATTCCCGGTTGATGAGCAGGTCCGGGATTTCCTCCCATTTCGTGTACCTGTATTCCGGAGTTTCCTCTTCGGGGAACAGTTCGGAGCAGGTGCACAGGAATTCCCCCATGTCGCCGAAGTCGGACATTTGCAGCAGGTTGTCTTTTTCCTGCCCCATGTCTATGAGATGCTGCGTGGTCACTGCCACTTCTGCCTGATTCAAGTCCATGATATTCTTCATTATAGTTTATGATTCGGAACCGGGGATTTCATTCCACAGGCTCCAAAAGGTCCGCACCCCGGCAGTGCAGGGTTTTTCGGGAAAATACCGGAGCCTCCGGCGAGGATGATTTTCCCGAAAACCGCTTGCGGCATGACCTTGCCCTGCCGGTAAGGGGGCGGGCTACCTTTGCCTGTGGAATGGAATCTGCGGTTTCTCATTTGTTTTTCCATTTTTCAGTTCATGATGCGCTGGCTTCCCCAGCTGATATGTATTTTCCCTTCGCTGTCACGCTCCCTGACCAGCAGGCTCTCGATGACGGACATGGTGACGTCGAACTCCTCGAAGATTTCCGACTGTTCCTTTACTTCGCCCGTCTTGATGAACTCGTTCAGCCGCTCTTTGGTAAGCACCAGCGCCATCAGGTTCTGCTCCACGGAGTCCTTGTAGGTGACATAATGCACGTCCTTCAGCTCTTTGGAGTCGAGACGGATGAAACGGAAGTAGAACTGCTCCATCTTCGGGATGTTCCATTGCAGGGATTCAAGTATCACGTCGTTGCAGGTGGGTATGTTCACCGAACTGCTCAGGCTCTGCTGCGTGCATACCAGTATGCCGTTGATGGTGGAATCGAACTCCGTCACGATGCTTTGCCGTTTCTTGAACGCCACGTCGCCCTTGACCACAAATACGGGACGGTCAGGAAAACATTCGCGGAGACGGCTCTCGTAAAGGTCGAATGCGGCTATGGACGTGCAGCCGACAGCCACTTTGCCGGGTATCTTCCGTACCAGCCTTTCGATGTACCTTGTCTTGTTCGGAATCCCGTCTCCGGAATAGCCCTCTATCAGGTGTGGGACGGAGCAGGCCTTGATGAGCAGCTTGATCTGGCGCATAAGCCGGAGTCCGGCATCCTTCTTTGCATCCCCCGTGCTGTTGTAATACAGTTCGCAGATGCGGCAGAACTCCTCGATGATGACACGGTAAACCTCACGCTCGCCGTCGGACGGGCTGACGGTATGTGTCCGTATCTTGTATTTTTCTCCTGCAAAGTCCCTGAACTTGCGTGTAATGACGGTCTTCCCGATAAGGCCGGCCAGCTCCTCCTTGTTATAGACATCCTGGTTCTGCTTCTCAATGCCGAACACGGTGGATTTCCCCGGACAGTGGCAGGCACGGAAAAGCACATGCCCCCTGAAAGCGGGGAACGGCTCACCATAGTGCGGATTGTTATCTTCCTCTATCTCCTTGTCCCTGTTCTCGTGGTACACCCGACTGCTCCAACAGACCATGTTTATGGAATTGTTATACAACAGCTCAAACTGGCTGTACAGTTCGGCGATGTTGTTGCGTGTGGTCGTACCGGTGTCGAGTATCTTGTATTTGAGGCGGCGGAAGAGACCGAGGATATGCCTTGTACGTTGTGACGACGGGTTGGTTATCTCGTCCGACTCGTCGAAAACAAGGCACAGTTTTCTTGAACTGCGTTTGACGAACCTTGCCATGCCCCGTTTCAGCTTGCCGAGCATGGAGGTGGATAGGACGATGAACACGCCTTCCGGCACAGTTTCCAGGTCGGCATTGTTCCTTGCCACCCGGAACTGTTCCCTGTTTATCGAGAGGAAGGGTATCCATGTCATATTGGTGGCGATGGCAGGAGCCAGTATGATGACATTCCGTACTTTGCGGAATTTGAGCAGGTATTTGGCACGATGGTACACGGCGGCAGTCTTGCCAGAGCCTTGCTGCCAGTTCAGCAGCGCGTGGCGTTTCTGCAAGACAAGGTTCAGGTCGTGTTTCTGGAGCGTGGTAAACTCGCAGGTCTCGCCGTCCTTGTTGATGAATGCACACCGGTCCAGGTATTCTTTCAGCCTGTCATCTTCTTCCATTTCCGGGAACAGCCGGTTCTGCATTTCGTACTCTCTCCGCTTGCGTCGGATCAGTTTCTCCGCCGCACGGATTTGACGCATGTTCTTTTCTGTCGGCACTTCCGGTATGGGCAGTTCAGTACGTTCCAGCACGAGGTCGTTGATACTTGCCGCCTTGTGCGGAACTTTGTCAAGGAGTCGCGGAGCATATTGTTTCAGTTTGAAGCCGTATGAGGTCTTCACCAATGCCACTTCCTTGCGAGGTACGGTATTTTGCGAGGTGATGTACCTGCGGATGACGGCAAGCACTTTCTTCGGGGTCAGTTTGTTCTTCTCCCATTGCTCCACCTGCTCCCGCGTGGCGTTCTCAGGCGGTTTCTGGTTACGGAACTTCGTGACCAACGCTTCCGCCTTGTCTATATGTTTGTTCAACTTGGCGTGCGCCTTCAGCTCGTACATGTACTTGGCAAGTTTGTACTCGAACAGCTCAAGTTCTTCCTTGTCGATCCGGTTGGTTTCGCGCATCAGGTCGAAACGCAACCGGTGTTTCATCGCCCTGGCCTCGCCGATGCGCTTTTTCAGCTCGTCCGCCGTTATGAATTCTTCCGCGTTGTAAGCCTGCATCTTGATGTGGCCCGATTTACGGAGAAATACCATGATTTTCGTATTGAAGTCATGGACTCCGACTGCGGCAAAGGCTGACGGGCCCAACTTCGTCTGACCGACAAATGAGAATCTGCCGTTTATACCGGCTATCCGTGTCTTCTCCCAGAACCCGCTCTGCATGAAGGAACAGGGCACGATGACCATCAGGATTCCTGCCGGATTGAGCACATCGTAAGCCTTGTCCATATAGTATTCCTGCGACAGTTTGTAGTCGAACTTCAAGTTAAAAGGAGGATTGCCGATGATAACATCGAAACGTTGTTCCGGATAGTATTGCCGGATATCGCATTTCTCGATATGGGCTTCCGGGTAGAGGTATCGTGCGACAGACACGGCCTTGCCGTCTATGTCGAAGCCGTAGGCATTATGCGGGTTGGGCAGATGGTTGAAGAAATTGCCCATACCGCAACACATGTCAAGAACCATTTCGGATGAGACAGGACACAGCATATCCACCATGTCCCGGCATATTTCATGCGGGGTGAAGAACTGTCCCATCTCGAACTCCTTCTTCGCTTCGGCATACTCGTGGTAGCTGGCAAAGTCGGACTGTTTGAGGTTGTGCAGCCCTCCGATACCGGTATAGCAGTTGTAGATGCTCTCCGCCGGAATGAGGTTCTTGCCGGAGTCTATGGCGAAAAGTATCTTCTCGTTGACTTCGGCACGCATACCTTGCGGTATCTGTTGGGGGATGATGGTATACATGACTTTATCTGTTTATCGTTAAAAATGAAAACACCCCGCAAGGATTGCCTTACGGGGTGCTGTGTAAATCTTATCATGGTCAGTTTTCTCTTAGGGTGATTTCATCCAGATGCAGACGCTTGAAACAACTTTCGGCTGCCGCACTGTCCTTGAACCGGACATCGATACGTCCGTTCTTGTAGAATCGGATTTGCTCGGCATTGGTGGTCGTAAGGTCGTACCAGTCTGTGACAGAAATGTCGTTGTCATCAAAACGGATAATCATCTTTGAATTTCCATTCAGTATGTCATCCGCACCGTAGGCAATGCCGGCACACAGGGTTTCCAGTTCTCCGCCGTAGTTGTAGGAGATTCTGTTCCTTTGGTTGTATTGCATGGAAAAATCGTCGAAACGGATGATTTCGGGAAAGATTATCTTGTCCTTCTTCAACTCCGTCTTGACTTTGCTCCAGTATGCCGGTCTGACAACTTTGCTCAGGCGTGCGAGCAGTTCTTCCACGGCCGTTTCCCGGAAACTCTTGCCGCCCAAGTGTTCGATGACTACATCTACATATGTGTCATAAACAGGACGGAAGCCCATCGGAAGGGTCTTTTCGTCTATTTTATACTCAGGAACCGACACTTTGTAAGTCCTGTTGAAATAAGAAATGATGCGGTTCGCAAAATTCGCGTTGGCGTTTCGGTTCTTATCTACCAGATCGTTAATCAGGTCAAACGGTTTGAACTCGTTGTGTGAATAGTCTTCCCTGTCGTTATGGTAAGTGTAGAAATCACGCATGGAAACCTTGCCGTTTTCTTCGTAATGGAACTTACGTTCGGCTTGGTATTGTTCGGCTTCTTCCTTGAAGACGGCGTACCAGCGGTCAATCTGGTCGAGTGTCTTGTAAAGCAGGTTTTGCTGCGTCTGGCAATAGACACGGTCCTGTTCCGTAATCTTGTCCTCGTTTCTCACTTGTACGCTCAGAATGCCTTGAAGCAGGTCGGGAGCGTTGCCGGCCTTGGGTGCTGTTGTCGTTTGCATATCTGTTAGGGTTAAATGTTAAAAATTATCCGGTTTAATCCGGTAGAAATAAGTGATGTGCTTTTCCATGTCCTTGACTATCTTGACCTGCTCGGGATGGAAGTTGAGCTTTCGCTCTACGGCAGGGATTTTTATCTTTTCCCATTCGGCGGAAGGTAAGAACACATATTCCCGACGGAAACACCATAACACGATTTGATTATCCCAATTTCCCTTGAACACCGTTCCTTCGTAGTCCTTCAGGAACTGCCGGAACTCGGCTTCGTCCCGAAAAGCGATGTCAAAGCCTTGATAGAGATTGCCGTTTTCCGATTCCTCCCTTTTGTGTAGGTAGAACTTCCGGTAGGTCTCGGTCGTGAAATCTCCATACCTGGGATTGGGTTCGGCATAAAACCATAACGGTACCTTAGCCAGAAATGACACCGAACCGTTGGCGCAAGCACCGCAATGCCCCCAGTCCTTGAACACCCCTTCCGTCCATTTCAGGAATTTCAGTTCCTCCGGATTCACGGAATGGAATGCGCCTCCGCTGACACTCAGACGGATATTGCCGTCCTCTTCCCACACGAAAGGCACATACGGCTGTTCGCATACGGAAAGATATCCTTCTTTTGCACTCCTGCTGTCAATAAGGGCGTTTCCGTAATAATCCCCGTGTTCGGTTACATATACCAGCCTGTCTCCGATTTGCGGTGTAATCTTAGAGCGTGTCCGCTCAATGAGTTCCACATAACTGTTGGCCATATCCACATCTTCCTGTGTCAGCCAATGCTGGTGGTCGTATGAAACATTCCGCTCTCTGAGTGTTTCGATACTGTACTTTTCTTTTGTTACCTGCTGTGACATAACAATTTATTTTTAGTGATCCGGCTTTTCGGGGCCGGAGTTCCCGTAACTACAGGCCATAAAAGGTCGTGTCCCGTACATGCAAGGTTGGCGGGAAAAATACCGCAAGCCCTCCGGGCGAGGATGATTTTTCCACGACACCCGGAGGGCTTGACCTTGCTTGTACGAGCAGGACACGGGTTACCTTTGCCTGTGAGTTACGGGGATTCGGCTACGGTATGGCTGTCATGTCCGCTGTATATGTTTCTTGAAATGACCGTGATATTTTATGCCCGAAAATTACCGGCAATCACGAAAAAATGCTACCTTTGCATCAAGAAAAAAGAGTTATTTGAAAGCATGAGGAATATAGTGATTCTAAACAGCTTGGAATTTTCTTATCCGTTGCCCGTTCTCATGCGAGTTTTCTACAAAGCGTTGATAATCAAATAAGATACTTCAGATTACAACAAATATAATCAATTTATGCGGAATCCAAGTTCCGGACGCTCTTTTAAATATGTTATTAAATCTCTTCCCACCGAAAGTTTGATGGGGCGGGAAATCAGATCGACCGACATGTGGTTGGTATCGCTGTCATCCGTCACCTTAAAATAAAGTTCCGTATTGCCCGGAGACTCTTTCGTGAGGGTTGCCAGTTCAGTAACCAGAGCTGTATTCAATACCGACAAAGGAATAATAATCGTGATTTTCTGTACCAGTTCTTCTTTCACATCCGGAAGAAGTTCCATAGAGGTAATCTTGATTTCCAGTTCATCCTGCCGCCACTGTTTGGCTTGGCAACGGGCCTTGATATACAGAAAAGTTCCTTCATTGAGGTACCCTTGATAAGTCACCCAGTCATTTCCCCAAAACGGGATTTCGGTAGAGCCGGAATAGTCCTCAATCTTGGCAATGCCATACGGATTACCATTCTTGCTGACTCCACGACGAACACTGGTCACAATTCCTCCCATGGTTATTTCGCGTCCTGCCAGGGCTGCTTTATCTTCCAGTTCGCTCATACGAGTATTGCAAACGTGTTCCAGCACAATGGAAAATTCATCCAACGGATGAGCGGAAAGATAGATACCAACCAAGTCACGTTCACGGTTCAGGCGGTCGAGATCGCTCCAACGTTCCACTCCCTGCGGAATTTCGGGGGTAGCGACGTCAATTACGTTTTCGCCTCCGAACAGAGAATTGACGGCAGCAGCTTTGTCTGCCTGATAGCGGTTGCCATAACGCATCAATGTTTCCAAGAATAATTCACCTTTCGAGTTAGCGGCAAAATACTGTTCACGTTTCAGTTCCGGGAAACTGTCGAATCCGCCGGCCAATGCCAGGCATTCCATATTTTTCTTGTTACAGGCATTCAGGTTGACGCGTTGCACAAAGTCGAAGATTCCAAGGAAAGGACCGTTCTTCTTGCGCTCCTCCATGATGCTTTGTACAGCAGCCTCACCTACTCCTTTCACGGCACCGAGTCCGAAACGGATATTACCATCATGATTTACCGTAAACTTCAGGTTACTCTCATTTACATCCGGTCCCAATGTCTGGATACCCATTGCCTTACATTCGTCCATCAACTTCGTGATGTCCGTGATGTTCGACAAGCTTCGGCTCATTACAGCCGCCATATATTCAGATGGGTAGTTTGCTTTCAGATAAGCTGTCTGATAAGCGACCCATGAGTAACAAGTAGCGTGTGACTTATTGAAAGCGTAAGACGCAAACTTTTCCCAGTCCGTCCAAATCTTTTCAAGTACTTTCGGGTCGTGTCCATTCTTACGTCCTCCTTCAATAAATTTAGGTTTCATGTGATCCAGCTTGTCACGCAACTTCTTACCCATTGCTTTACGAAGGGCGTCGGACTCACCACGGGTAAAGTCTGCCAGCAGACGTGACAAAAGCATCACCTGTTCCTGATATACCGTGATTCCGTAGGTATCTTTCAAGTATTTCTCCATAACCGGAATATCATACTCGATAGGCTTGCGTCCATGCTTGCGGTCGATAAAATCAGGAATATAATCCATAGGTCCCGGACGGTACAGAGCATTCATGGCTATCAAATCCTCAAAAGTAGAAGGCTGTAATTCGCGCAGATACTTCTGCATACCGGCAGATTCAAACTGGAATGTACCAATTGTGCGTCCGTCACTATATAGTTTGTAAGTGGCAGGGTCGTTAATATCTATCTGGTCTACATCAATTTCCAAGCTGCGGCTCAGGCGGATATTCTCGACGGCTTCCTTAATAATGGAAAGAGTTTTCAGTCCGAGGAAGTCCATTTTGATTAATCCGGTATCTTCAATCACCGAACCTTCATATTGGGTGACAAGCATTTTTTCACCTGTCTCCTTATCATCGGCAGTGCTGACAGGCACCCAGTCGGTAATATCATCACGACAAATAATCGTACCGCAGGCATGCACACCAGTGCCACGAACGTTTCCTTCGAGCATCTTGGCATACTTGATCGTATCCCGTACCAAAGGATCGGAAGAGGCTTCGGCAGCCTGCAACTCCGGGACATATTCTATCGCATTGCGGAGATTCAGTTTCTTATCGGGAATCTTATCGGGTACTAGTTTAGCCAGACGGTCGGATTCCGAGAGAGGGAGTTTCTGCACACGGGCAACGTCCTTGATAGCCAGTTTCGTAGCCATTGTGCCATACGTGATGATATGAGCCACCTTCTCTTGACCATATTTATTCGTTACCCAACGAAGTACCTCGCCACGACCGTCATCATCAAAGTCCACATCAATATCAGGTAATGAGATACGGTCCGGGTTCAGGAAACGCTCGAACAGTAAGTCGTACTGGATAGGGTCGATCTTTGTGATACCCAGACAGTAGGCCACCGCCGAACCGGCAGCCGAACCACGTCCCGGACCTACCGACACTCCGAGCTCTTTGCGAGCGGCGTTGATAAAGTCCTGCACAATCAAGAAGTATCCGGGGAAACCCATCGTCTTCATGATGTACAATTCGAAGTTCATACGCTCCTTCACTTCCTCCGTCAACGGTTCACCATATATTCTTTTTGCTCCGTCGAAAGCCAGTTTAGCCAGATAGTCCCCTTCAAGTTTGATACGATACAATTTATCATATCCGCCCAGACGCTTGATTTTCGCCTTTCCATCTTCTTCACTCAACACCACATTGCCATGCTCATCTTGAGTGAACTCATCATAAAGGTCTTTCTCCGTAAACTTCTGCCGGTATTCTTCTTCCGTTCCGAAATCCTCGGGAATGGCAAAAGTAGGCATGATAGGGGCATGGTCGATAGAGTAATATTCTACTTTATCGAGAAGTTCCAATGTATTGCTCAACGCTTCCGGCACATCGGCAAAGAGCTCGTTCATCTCTTCTCGTGTCTTCATCCATTCCTGCTTGGTATAGAGCATACGGGTAGGATCATCCAGATCCTTACCGGTACTCAAACAGATCAGACGGTCATGTGCTTCGGCATTTTCTTCATCCACGAAATGAACGTCATTTGTACAAACCAACTTGACATTGAACTTCTTGGAATATTCCATAAGATATTTGTTCACTTTTACCTGCAAAGGGTAGCACTCGTGATTGGCCCGGGGAACAGTTGCTTTATGGCGCTGCATTTCAAGGTAAAAATCATCGCCGAACAGGTTCTTATACCACTGAATAGCTTCTTCCGCTTCGGCAAACTGGTCATTGGTAATCCGCTTCGGTATCTCGCCACCGAGACAAGCGGAACAAACCATTAATCCTTCGTGATATTTTTCCAGTTCGCTGCGGTCTGTACGCGGACGCATATAATATCCGCGCGTCCATGCGTGCGATACTAACTTTATAAGGTTATGATAGCCAGTCTCATTCTTGGCTAATACAATCAAGTGATAACCGCTCTGGTCCTGTTTGCCTTCTTTCAGATCCATTGTGCGGCGGGCAACATACATTTCGCACCCAATAATCGGTTTGAACAGTTTGTTTTCCGCCTCCACTATCTTTGCTTTACAAGCTGCAACCTCCGCCTCTTTATCTTCACACTCTATGGAGCCGGCTTCAATTCCCACCAACCGTTTTTTCAGGTCCTTGATTTCACCTTTCGGACCACTATTCTTCTTATTGACGTAGTTCGTAAATTCCTTAATACCGAACATATTTCCATGATCGGTCACGGCAATACCCTTCATTCCATTCTGCATTGCTTTATCGACCAGACGAGCGACGCTAGCCTGACCGTCCAAAAGGGAATATTGCGTATGGACGTGTAAATGAACGAAATCCTGCAT